TCTCTAACAGGAACAAAGTAATCTTGATCTACCGCCATTTGATTAAAACGTAAATCTACATTACCTGTCTTACTATCAACAACTTGTTCTCTTTTGAACTTGTTTGCAACACGTTGTACGTATGCTTCAACATCTTTATCATCCATGTTACCAACGAACACTTTAAATACACGTCTTTCAGGTGCTCTTGATGTTCTATAGATTAACATCGCATCTTCCGCCAATATTAATTGTTTCCAAATACGACGAGCCTTTTCTAACATTGAAGTCCCATATGGTAATTTTCTATCATCCCCTAACAATCTAAAGTGAGCAATTTCCCATGTATTGAATTCCATGTCCTTTACCTTCCAATTAAACCTTAAACCCTTATCGTTTGGATTTGGGGTTGCGTTTACAGTTCTTGTTTCCATACCTCTTTCCAATCTTTCGATTTCAATGTTAGGTAATTGAATACATCCAGTAACACCCTTTTCAGTATCTAATTTAAGGTAAACAAAATTGTCACCATATTTACAGGTATTTCTAACCCACATAGGTAAGTTAGTGTTAATATCTAAGTTGTTTACAAAAAGATCAACCAAGATACTTTTAATTCTTTTTGATTCGGAGTAAATTTGTAATAAATAACCATCCTGATTAGGTGTGGTTGATTCTTCAGAATAAATGTCTAATGCAGTAGAAATCTCAGGAGTATACTCCATTGATTCATAATCATAAAATGAAGCAATCCTATTTGGTTCATAATAAATTGCTTGGGTATATAAATTGTTCTCAATTTTTGCCCATTGATTATTTAAGAATAATGTTTGTTGGAGTTGTAATTTTTCTTTTTCGTATTCTTTTTTATCCGTAGTTTTAAGAAGGACTTGTTTGTCCATCTTATATGTGGGATAATCCATCCCCAATAACGAGTTAGGTCCAAAGGTTTTTGACAACCTCTGCCATATCGTTAAATTATTCATGTTGTTGTTATTATTTTGCTCCATATTAAAAATCTAATAATTTTTTGTCAATACTAAACAATTCACTCATTTTACTTTTTTGTATCGTTATTAGTGGTATTAGTTTGTTGACCATTACTTTTATCCCCCTTACTATTAAATGACGGATCATTTACTTTTACATTATAAATAGGCTGACCAGGGACAACAAGTCTTGATCCCCCAATTATATTTCCTGATTTTTTTCTTGACGTAAGTCCCATATCTATAAATATTATCTACCCCCGAATAACCAACCATATTTTATATAATCGTCTTTTGATGGTCCAGAGTCTCTTGACCACATATCATTTCTTACATTATTATTTGGTATAACTGGGTCAAAATGTGATTGTCGTTTAGATGATTCATCGTTAACAACCGTCCACGACTCCAACATTATTTTTGTTCTTTCAACAACCTTCTCCAATTTCGTGAAAGAAGATTCGGCAACATATATTGCCATAGATATACCCATAATAAGGTCATCATGTTGACCTCTTTGGTGGTCAGGTCTACCATTAATATAAATAAAGGTATTCATTTCATTGTACAACCTTACACTACGTATTTTAAACTTATGTCTTACATATTCCTCAAATGCTGCAATAATCTGTACGCGTTTATTATTAAAGTTTAATCCCGGTATTTTTTCTGCTGCCTTTGCGTTATAAGACCAAATACTTGATTGGTCAACACCTTCAACGTATAGATTTTTATACCCAAGTTCTTGTAGTTTTCTAACGGTTGTAATACCCATACCCCCTGTAATATCGACAACAACAAATGCATTATACATCATCCCCCATTTATAAGCAATCTCAGCAAGTGCGTCAGGTGGAATTTTTCCAACATACTCGAATACTTGTTCTCTATCATCAAAATCAATGATCTGAATGGATGAAAAGTCTTCACTATCCCCACGAGAAACGTCAACACCCATAATGTATTTATGTTCAGGAACTGGTTCTTTCCACATCCATAATGAATTACCCATTAATTTACCTGTCGGGTCCATAAGGGTATTATTTTTAATATATTCTAATTGGTTATTCTCAAATACGTTATCCCCCGAACCTAAAAACTCACAATTTAACTCTTGGTTAATTTTTCTCTTATCGTATTTAAGTTTCTTAACCATTTTCTCATACCAACTAGAACAAGGTTTGTAACCTTTTTTGAAGTACTCATCTAATTCGTTATAGTTTCTTTGGTATGGGTCAATATGCGCAAATGATATATGTTTACTATCATCGTGTTCTTCTTTATTTAAAAGATATTTAACTAAATCTTCTGTTGGAACCAAATATAAATCTTTTGAATATCTTGGATCTCGATACCAAAACATCTCAGAGATTTTGAAGTTATTCATTCCCTTTAATGCCTGATCGTATATCTCATAATAAATTGGATCATAACCATTCGGTGTTGAAACCACAATTACCTTACCCCCTGTGGATAAGGATGCCATACAAGCCGCCCAGAAATCACTATCAGCCTCAATAAAGGCCGCCTCATCAAATACAAGTATTGTAGGGGTAAAACCACGCAAGGCATCTTTTGATGTTGCCACCGCTTTTACCTCAGACCCATTTGTTAATTTATAATGTTTTTGTGAATTTTTATCGTTAGAGAATCCTGCACCAACCCAACTTGGCCATTGGTCCACGAAAGCTCGTATCTTATTCGCCATCTCCATAGATGTATCCAATTTGTTGGCAATAATAAGGATTTTTTCAGGTTGTGTTTTCTTTGCGAATACCAATCTCTTTGATATCCACGCACCTGTTACCGTAGATACACCTGCCTGACGATACTTTAATGCAATATTTTCCTCATAATCCTCATAATCTTTTAGTAATGATATCTGATCGGGAAATAACTCCAATGGGACATATTTTGAAACGGTGTTGTCGTATGTTTGTAGATATGTTTTTAATGCGTATGGAGTATCTTTCATACACTTCACATATTCCAACATTACTTGTTCTTTAGTTAATCCCATAAAGTTCTTTTTATATAAATATCAAAACCCCCAGTTATTTTCATAAAAGGGGGTTTTAAGTATTTTGTGATTAATTTAGAAACCTAATTTAGATAAGATATCATCATCTTCATCCTCATAGTCTTCATCGTCTCCATCACCTTTATATTTTTTATAATCTTCTTTTGCTCTAACTAACAATTCGTTGAACTTTCTTTTAGCCTTATCGTTATCACTTGGATTTTCAGAAACAACATTCGCCATTATTTCTTTAAGGAATTCCTCAGCAGGAACTGCGTAAAGTAATCTTTCAAAGAATGGTAGTAGATCTCTATTTTCAACATTTACTGTTAAGTCATCAGGTAAAAGGAATCTTAATTTTGTAATTAATTCACCTCCCACTCTAAATTGCATCTTTTCATTTGAGAATACATCTGTTTGTCCCATTACATCTTGAGCTCTTTCTGGATCCATACCTCTCCATTGTTCTCTTGTTGGGATTGCGGCAAAACCTTTAACTAATTCATGTAATAATATAGGAAAAATAACTCCATTTGCAATTACCAAATCTTTATCCTCATCTTCACCATCTTCATCAACACCTGATGATCCAGCAGCATTTCCGCCCATTGAATCAATTAAATCTTCTTCAGTAAAATACATTAAATCATTTGCTGACATAATTTTATTATAAAGTGGATATAAACGTTCATCAATTTCATCTAATCTATCTTTAAAAGCTTGAAATGCAAATTGACCTTTTTTCCCTTTTCCTTGTATGATTGCATTAATGACATTTCTTTTTTCAACCTCAAGTTGGAACTCTTCTTGTGGTGTTAACTCATCCACATCAAATGAAAAATTTGAGGGAATTTCAAATTCAGGTTCCTCATCTTTTTCCATTTGGAATTGGTTTGGATTGATTCTTTTTTCATTTAAAAATGTTTCAACATTAATAAACTCAAATTTATACTTCGTTCCTACACCATTAGAATCTTCTTTTTCAATCATACCCTCATCAATTGCATCTTCTAAAGTTTTACTATATGGTAACCAACCTTCTTCTTTTGCAGCAATCTCTAAAGCTAAGTCTTTTAATGCGTCTTTTTTAGATCCTTCAATTCTCATTGCATCTTGTACGGCTCTCATTTGTTCTACTTGAATACCGTATTTAACTCTTGGGTCTGTAATGTTAATTCCTTTGTTTGGTCTACCTTCTGCATCAACTATACCATAGTAACGTTTAACGTAATCTACAATATCTTTAAATCTTTTGGATGTCATTTTTTCAACATCAGATGTTCCACCTCTAAACGCCTTATTTTTTCCGTATAAATTTTTCTCAGGATCCTCAATATTACTTTGAGTTCTTGGATGCATTCTTTCAGGATAATCACCGTAATCTACAGGTGCTTCAGTTACAATTTTTCTAATTAAACGTTTTATATCTTTTTCTCCCATTATTTCTTATTTAACGCCTGTTTAATTAAACCAATAAAATCCGTCTTCATTTCATCTTTGGTCTTTTTTTCTCCTCTTGGTTTTTCTTTTGTACCAGGGTTAGGGTTTTTGAATGGATTATCTCTTCTTTTAGGTGGAGTCTTAATTCCTGGTTCTTTTACAGGTGCTTCCTTCTCTTTAGTGTTTTCTTCCATTGTACCCATTACCGGCATACCCATTGTTGGTTTTTTCATACGTTTCATTTCAATTCCAGATTCTTTTGAAAACATAGTATTTTTTAACGGGTTTTTCAATATCATAGACGATTCTTGTGATTTTTCGTTAATTGTACGAATTAAGTCACCTTTACTCATTTTAGGATTAACATTCTTTTCTATTAACCTAACGATACTCTCTTCTATGAATTTTTCGTCAGATTCATTTTTTTCTTTTTTCTCAGGTGTAGTTTCGTAATTAGTTTCTTTAGAAAATTCTTTAGCCCATTTACACCATTTTTTTTCAGTTTTTGTTTTACCATTCCCACATCTTGAGTAGAATAATCTTTGTTGTGATTTTGATTCAAATTTTTCAAAAATACCCATACCATCTTCTGTGGCATCAGGATCATTAACAACATTTACGGTGTCATCATCTTCGGCAATTTCAGTTGCTTTAACCATACCAGATGGGTCAACTTTAATATTAACATTTCCAATATCGGCGCCTGTTGTCTTTGCAGTTTGAGCAGGAATCTCATAAGTCGTTGTCGTTTTTTTTGTGACTTCTTGTTCCTTAGTCTCTTCTTTTTTCCCTTTTGATTCATTCTCAAATTCCTTAAATAAATCACTGGCTTTTTTATTATATTTAGAACGATCAGCGTGTTTTGCGTATCCCTTAATTTTATCAATTAATTCCTCATCAGTCCAGTCATTAATATTTTCGTCAATATCTTTGATTTTTGAATGTGTTTTAATGAAATTTTTAATTTCATTTTTTAATTTAGAATCTTTTATTTTTACTTCTTTAGTTTTCTCTTTGAATAATTTTTCAGATAACACTCTTACTTGAGATTCATTTAATCTCGCAACAGTGTCAAACTTAAATCCGTGAGATAATAGATTTAAAACGTGATCTTTAGTTTTCATATACCACTTTTTTTTCAAATTCAAGAACGATATCTCGTTCATATAGTTTATCTTTAACATCTTGTTCTGAATCACCAAATTTAAAAACTAATCTTTTGGTGATGGAGAAATCAACATCATTATTTTCTTTTTCCCATCCTAACGCTAACACACCATCCATTGAGTCTATAACCGAAAAAACATCAGAGTCTTGTACCAACTCTAATGTTATTTCTCCGTTAGTTAAGATCCCAACTCGTTTGATATATTCAACATCAGGAGGAAGTGGGTAACCATTTGCAGGTTTTGACTCCCAATTTTCTCCCCAAACTTCTAACGTGTCTGAGAATATAAATTCATAAATGTTGTCTCCCTTATAATTTGGACCCATACCATTTATGTAAATTAAATTATTCATATAACTTGTCCGTTTGGTGTTATTCTAAATTCTTTAATACCTTCTTTAAAAACTAAATTTTTCTTAACGGTAGAACCTACTAAAATAGCTTTTGGATTTTGTTCCATAAACTTTAAAGATGCTCTTTCTTGTTTAATTGATTCTGATAATCTATAAACTTCTTTTTCGTTAATTTTTTTTAAATTTTGGTTTTGTTTTTCTTCTTTTAATAGTTTTTCATTTCTGTCAACCGCAAAATATTTTGATATGATTTTATCTACTTTAGACTCCATAAAAAGATCTTCAAAAGATTCTTCTTCATCATCATGTCGGTAGTTTCTAATCTTTCCTCTTGACCCGTGTTTTGGATAATCGTAATCATCTTCATATTCATCATATTCCTCGTCTTCAAATTCGTTCATTAAATTATCGGACATTTTTGATGTGTAAGCTGCTCCAAGATAGTCATTAAATGCTTCTCCAAAACTATTATAACCTTCACCCATTTCAGCATCAGGTTCTGTAACTTCATCTTCCATACCTTCACCTTCGGTATCCATTTCTTCACCTTCTAAACCTTCTTCCTCATCATCAATACCTTCTTCTTCTCCTTCTAATCTAGAAATAATATCCTCAACATCATCTTCTTCCAATGTTGTTAAATCAAGTGCGGATAAAATAGAATTAATAATATATTTTGTATCATTAGAACTCATTTCCTCTTCAGAAGAATATGTTCTAATTTTTTGAGCTAATTTACCCGTAAGTTTTTGTATTGTTTTAAATGTGATTTCTTCTTCTTTATCAACTGACATATCTTCCTCAGGTTCCATATCTTCTTCAGGTGCAGGAACATCTTCAGGTGCCGGTAGTAAAGCCGCATCAGGTGCAGGTGCCGGAGCCGCTGCGGGTGCCGGAGCAGGTGCCGGTTGTGTAGGTGCAGTTGGGTCTCCTTGTTCTTCCATCGGTTGTGGTGTGACAGGAGCCACCGCAGGTTCTGCAGCCACAGGTGCCGCAGGTGCGACAGGTAATGTTGTTGTAGTCGTTACAGGCTCAACTTCTGTTTTTTTAGATACAGGAATTACGTATTTAGTGTCCTTTTTTTTTTCGCCCTCTTGTTCGAACAAAGAAGTACCACTGTCATTCCCATGTATCTGATTGAACTCTCTTGCCATCAGATTCATTTTTTTCAACGCTTGGGAATAAGATGAAAAATATTTTCTATTTTTCATTGGTTCGATATATTCAGAAGCAGATTCAGAAATTGTTTGTTTAATAATGTAACCTTGTCTTTCTTTAATAATTTCATATGTGTTACCATCAGCCAAAGACAATTTATATTCTGATGATTTGTCTTCATTTACTGGTGTTGGTATATTTTCATTGTATCTAGCAATTTCCATAATTCTACGGATCTTGTCCATACCTTCTAATTTCTCACTTCCAATAGGTTTTAATCCTCCCATAGTATATTTGTTTTTTAAATATTATTTTTTCTATATAAATATAGCAATATTTAGGTTTATTTATTGATTTACCAAATTATTGTTTCATGGATAATTTGTCATCTATGATTTTAGAGGACAAATCGTGTAGTTTCCCTATATACCCATTTCTTCTTAGAATCTTAAATACTAAGTTCTCTGTTGAGAACTCACCACCCTTTTCTAAACCACAAGTTCTAAATTTCTTTAACTTGTCTTTGTATTTTTGTATCATTTCCTTTGCGGTCTCAACATCATCATCTTGGATCGTATCAATTAATTCATCAATGATGTTCATCCATTGTTTTGATTTTTGTTTCAATAATTCCTTATCTATAGAAACGTCTTCCTTTTTAGGTTCGTTGGACCATTCATTAAATAACACAGAATATACTCCACTACTAAAATGACTTTCAGTTTCGTTTTGAACATATAATTCAACCTCATAATTAAACAATGTAATATCATGATTTTGATTAAAGATCATCTTCTTTAAATTAAAAAGTTTCTCGTAAAGTTCAATTTGGTTTTCTGGGTATTGGTTGAAGTCGGCAACTACGTGTAAATCGAAATCAGAATATTTTGACCAATTATAATTGGATAATGAACCTGTAAGTATTATATCAGTTACCACAATATCAACACCTAAAAAATCAATGAACTGGTATGCAATCTCAAGTAATCTTTCTCTTACTTCAGATTTCATTACATAGTCATTACCATCTTTTTCCCAAACTTTTGGGTTAAGGTCGTCTTGTATTTTAAAACTTTTAATTAATTCATTATCCATTATATATAAATACAACGTTATTATGATTTAACCTAATTTCTTAAACTTGTATTTTTTTGCGATTTGTAAATTAAAGTAATTACCCTGTGATGGAGCAGTTCTAAATTCTGTATATGATTGGTGAGGTACATTATCATATTCATACTTCACCCCATTTTTAAATTCTACCACCAATTTTTTTGTTGCGGTATCATATTCTGTTTTTGCCAAGTTAGAAGATTGAACCTCGTTCAATATCTTTGTTCCAACATATTCTTCTTTTAAGATTGCCATAATATTTTTTATTTTAAATATATTCCCATAAAATAAAAAATCCACCCTTTTGGGTGGATCTTATTACTTAAGTGATTTTATCTGATCACGGTATTCAATTGATTTCTCAAAATCTTGGTTTTTTATACTTTCATCTAATTTAGCCTGTAACTCAGATATCTTTTCTTTGTTTACCTCCAAACTTTTTATTTTATCCCTTAATTCAACCGCTTCCTCAAAGTTTTGATCTTCAATTGCCAAATTTAATTTTTCTTTTAAATTACCCAACTCATCATCTTCACTTTTAGGTACCATATAGGTAATACTAAACGACCCATCTTTTGACTTATAAGTTTTTTTATTCCAATTACTATCATCAAAAAATGATGACCCAAAGTTCATTCGTTCTGAGAACATTTCATTAAAAATTTTATCAAAATCTCTAAAATTTAACATAATCTTTTTTTTTGTTGTTTATTATTTTATTTGTCCATTTTTTTACTAAATACGTGCCAAACCATAAAATATGACAAAATGTCAGTTAATATTTTTTTATCATGACAATTTGTCAAAATGTATACTTTTAGGTTTTGATTTATTATTTTTTAATAAAAACGAAAAGATATGATTGAATTTATGGACGAAAGTGATAAAGGTAAAAAAAAGACTGATGGTGGGACCCCGGTCTTAGATAACTTCAGTAAAGACTTAATTAAACTAGCAAGTGAGGGAAAATTAGATCCTGTTATTGGTCGTGAAAAAGAGATCTTTAGAATTGCTCAGGTATTATCTCGTAGAAAAAAGAATAACCCTATTATTATTGGTGAACCAGGGGCAGGTAAAACTGCAATTGTTGAGGGTCTAGCAATGATGATTCATAACGGTGAATGTCCTAAAAATTTATCAGATAAAAGAATTGTTTCTTTAGATATTAACTCCATTGTTGCGGGAACAAAATATAGAGGTCAATTTGAGGAAAGAATGAAAGTGATTATTGATGAGTTACAGGCATCCCCAAACATCATCATCTTTATTGATGAGATTCACACAATGGTCGGTGCTGGTAATAGTTCAGGATCATTGGATGCATCCAACATCTTTAAACCCGCATTATCTCGTGGGGAAATCCAATGTATTGGAGCAACAACATTAGACGAATACCGTAAACACTTTGAAAAGGACGGTGCTCTTGAGAGACGATTCCAAAAAATTATTGTGGATCCATCTACAAAAGAAGAGACATTCCAAATCCTAAAACAGAGTAAAGACAAATATGAAGAACATCACAAAGTTAACTATACTGATGAATCATTAACATTATGTGTTGAGTTAGCCGATCGTTATATTACCGATCGTGAGTTCCCTGATAAAGCATTTGATATTTTAGATGAGGTTGGGTCAAGAATGCAAATTGACATTAAATTACCTGAAATTATTGAGAAACTAAAACAAGAGGCTCAAGACATTAAGAAAGAAAAAGTTGATGTTATCAAAAAACAAAACTACGAACAAGCGGCAGAATTAAGAGATAAGGAACGTAGAATTTTAGGTGAATTGGAAAATGAAAAGAAAAAATTTGACGAGGAACTTAAAAATAGTAAACGTGGTATTCCTGAAGAATTGATTTACGAGGTTGTTTCAAACATGACTAAAATACCGGTAAGTAAAATAAACATTGATGAGAAAAACTCATTGGTTAATTTAGAGTCAACATTAAACTCTAACGTTATTGGTCAGGAAGTCGCAGTTAATAAGATATCCAAATCTATTCGTAGAAATCGTGTTGGAATTAAGGATCCAAATAGACCTATCGGTTCATTTATTTTCTTGGGGTCGACTGGTGTTGGTAAAACATTCTTAGCGAAACAACTAGCAAAAGAGATTTTCGGAAGTGAGGATAGTCTTATACGTGTGGATATGTCTGAATACCAAGAGAAACACACAATTTCAAGATTGATCGGATCTCCTCCAGGATACGTAGGTCACGAAGAAGGTGGTCAACTTACAGAACAAGTTAAAAACAAACCATATTGTGTTATCTTATTTGATGAGATTGAGAAAGCAAATAAAGATATCTTCGCAACATTATTACAAATGTTGGATGATGGACATTTAACTGATGGTTTAGGTAGAAAGATCAACTTCAAGAATTGTTTGATTATTATGACATCTAACATTGGGGTTAAAAAATTACAAGACTTCGGTACAGGTGTAGGATTTAAAACAAGTAATTCAAATGACTTTGTTCAGGAAGAACAAAAACGTGATATCCTTAAAAAAGAACTTAGTAAATTCTTCGCACCTGAATTCTTAAATAGAATTGATGATGTAGTTATCTTTAATTCTTTGAATAAAGAAAATATTGATAAAATTGTAAAATTAGAAATTGAGATCTTAATCAAACGATTAAATTCAATGAAATATAAATTCACTTACACAAATGAAGTTATTGAGTTGATATCTAAAGTTGGGTTTGATGAGGTATATGGAGCAAGACCGATTAAGAGAGCAATCCAAGATAAAATTGAGGATCTTATTTCCGAGAAGATTTTAACGGGTGACGTGGTTGAAGAATCCGAATACGAATTAACCGTAGATGGTGAAAGTATTGTGATTGGAACCAAAGAGGAACCTAAGAAAAAAGGTGGTAGAAAGAAAAAGGGAGAATAAATCTCCCTTTTTTTATTTAGTGTTTTTCGTAACCTAACTCTTCAATCATTAGTTTACCGACCTTAATACCGTTGTAAGTGTCTTCCACAACTACGTATTCATTTCTTGTGTGGTAGTTGTAATAACCAATGGATATATTGAAACACGGGATATTAAACATTGTTCTGATTGGATAAATGTCAGTATAAGGGTGTTTGTGATATTTCGTGTCAGATGGAAAATGTTCCGTAATCAATCGTCCGCCAACTTCAAAGAACTTACTATCACGATCAAACATACTTCTTCCCATTAAGAACTCAGAAATCATATTGTTTTCAGGAGCATCAAATTGGATTCCATAACCAACGTTTACAAAGAACTCAGGATCAGCTTTAAATGAACCTTTACAACCTGTTTCCTCAGACACAAAAAATGCCGCCTTTAGATTAGGGAGTTCATTTAACAATTCCAAACAACCATAAACTCCACATTTATCATCACCACCAATACCCGTTGGTTCATCATTATCGTTATATGCTTTTAATGATAATTTGATATTACCTTGAGCGTCAGGTAACATTTCCTCAACAACGTTAATCGTATCAATGTTGTGAACCGTATCGGTATGTGCAATTACACACGGGAAAAACGATATATCTTCATCGGTTTGTTTTGTGGCATAAATGTTTGACATTTCATCAACATAAAAGGGGATATTGTTTTCAGTTAACCAATTTGTTATAAACTGAACCATTCTTTCTTCTTGATATGTTTTTGTCGGTATAGATAATACCTCTTTCAATAATTCGTAATTTCGTTCCATAAAACAAATATAGTAAACTATTTTGAATTATAAAAATTTTTTACTTATTATTCTTCTTTCGTTAAATAATTCGGGTTGATTATCCAACTGATATAGACCATCCATATCTAAAAGTCTTTTATGGGTTTTACCGGTCTTATCATTATGAACATTAACTAAAGCTTTATTGGTTTCTGGTTGGACATTTATGATTAGAAATTGTGTGTCAGGATCCTTTTTTGTTCTGATCCACTCATACCCATACTTTTCTTCAATGTACGATGTCATTTCATTGTATTCGTCAATATTAATAAAACGATCATCCTCTTCGACTTTTTCTAACATTGAATCCAAACTTTTTGAATAATACTCTTGCATAACGCTATCGTCCCAATCGGCACAATCCACCTCATATTCTAATTCACTCCACCAACCTCTGTCTTTCTTATCGTAAAGTTTTATTAATTTATTTAATAATTCACTTAATGTAAATTTATCATTTTCCACATCACTATACCAATGTAATAATATACTAACATTGGTTTCAAATCTATATCCCCTATGTATTTCTTTTATTCCGAATTTATCAAATGGTTTAGCAATTTCACCTAAGATTATATCTTTAACAACATCATCAATACAATCTTTCCATTTGGATGCATATTCAAAAATAAAATCGTCAACTATTCTTTCAAAGTTATCACTTAAAATACTTGCAATATCTTTATAATCGTTAGGTTTAATCCTATTTTCGTAAAATTTAGCTATTTGGAAAGCCTTACGCTTGTTCTCATCATTAAAATGATAATCAATAAATTCACCCTGTCTCCATCTGTCCTCCTCACCATATGTGTCATAATCGCGACCTGAGTAATTACCCGTAAAAACCCTATAACTGTACACGTCATCGGTATCTTCAACGCCTATAGTGTCCAAAAAAACCTCATCATCTTCAAATTTAATAACAACCTTAGAGCTACTTGGGTTCCTCTCATTGAAATTTATTCCGTCAATTATTGGGTCATCACCATTATCATTCCATTTTGGGTCGTAACCTTTGGATACTTTCTTTAAGAACTCATATGTTTTACCACCTTTAATAAGTGGTGATAATACCTTTAGTGATGATAAAAACGATTGCTTTAGATCATCAATTGTTTCAATCACATTACCTTGATTAACGTTTCTTATAACACTCCCATCTTCATCATTAAAAATGGAATATAAACTATCGTCTTTTTTACTAATAATGAAATACAGATCACCATCTCTATAATGTCTCCCCCAATTATCGTTACCGTAAAAATCAGAACCAAAATATTGAGCAGCATTTAAAGTTAATACTTTTACGATTTTAACCTTATCATCATCCTGAATTACCTCAACATCCTCATCGTATGGGTTATATTTTCCCTTTTCCATATCAAATAAATATCAAAAAATTTTGATTATTGTAGTTTTGTGTTTATATTTGTATTTATAATAAGTTATTTGACATATGGGGGTGTTTTTGGATTTGACAGGTATTGGCTGAGGATCAAGGGCACGTGGGGACTGAGCTAATCTCCTTAAAAACTGGTTTACTTTTATAGACGGCAACGTTTTATCAAAAATGGAAACTCTTGGTTTAGTAAGAGAATCTGAAGTTACTGTAGCCTAAGAGGTTTACGGAAACGGGGGGTCGGTGGACACATAACCTAGCAACAGAAGTCTTTACAAAGGTGTGGTTTCTACCCTAAAAGAAACAAAACGGGTATGGTTCCCCGAAAGAACTGTCACCGTCGCTGAGCGGTGTGAGAACTCAGATATTTCGGAAGGTACGACAAACCTTGACCTAAACGTGTAGTCCTTATCTGACAGGATAGACTGGACCGGAGTTCGAGTCTCCGCACCTCCACCAACTGTAAACCTCATCTTCGGATGGGGTTTTTTTATGCGTTAAAATTATAGATTAGTGTTGTGCGAATATTATATTTTAGTGCACAAAAAAAGGGATCGATTCACATCGTCCCTATTTAATTTTTTTAACTTAGTAAGTTTACCTAAAAAATAAAAACCTGAGATTACAGTTTTTTGTGAGAACCTTTAGTAGTATTATTGTTTCCCTACTTATCCACCATCTTTTGAATGGTATTCCTCAATGACGATTGGTTAGACCAATCACTTCTTAAGATATCAGCTACTCTCTTATTACTTAACTCTCTTCGAGACTGCCGTCCCAACTCTTCCTTGCGGGAATAGAGGTTTTTGGTAAGAATATCGTCAAACTTGCGATCTGATCGATGCAATGAACGGCTCATTACTATGTAGTCACCTTTCACTGATACCTGACGGACACTTTTGCTTTAAGTCATATTTATGATTTTACTCTTCAATGTAAAATAAAGTTTTGTGTCGTGGATTTGAGAAGTAGTGGTCCGTCACGGGCTTCGTCATCTTTTGAACAACGAAATACTCAACTACTCCTTGAAATGTCCCCATTTCGATATTTTAAGATTACTTCGAGATCAACCCCTTGGTAGAGATTTATCAAGGACAATGTCAGCACCACCTGTTTGTTGTCATACCTTTCGGTTTTAAGTACCCTTTGATACTGGAACCCACAATTGTAAAGTCGGATAACGATACTTTTTGTTTGATTCCTACGAGTTATTCCTATTGGTGTTCCCACCTCAATCAGACGACCCACATCGCCTAATCGTTTAACCACTTTCCCTACATCGTTGACCTCGGTACTAAAGGTTATACGGTATCCCGCTTGTATACTCGACCTCGATTGCTCAAGACGCAAACCCAACACACTTAAGGGTTCACTTTATCCTACTTTCGTAGTTTATTTTGTGGACTATATACGGCCCAATATCTTTATCAGTTACACCCAAGCTGCGGACTTTCTGCCATTTACTCGGTGGATAATACTATCACCGACACTTCGTGTTTCCTGAACGGATAATCTAATTTTTCAAAGAACGTTTCGGACATTTCCGATTTGTTTTACAAAGTTAAGAATACTTTTTGAATTTTCCAAATTTTTTCTAATCTTTTTTTCTTTTTTTATTCGGACGTTTCCGAATATGTTTTACAAAGTTAAGACATTTGTTTTGATTTGTCAAGTACTTTGTGAACTTTTTTTAGTATTGTTCTATATAGACATCATCTGTCCCGTAGAAATATGCTCTTGCTTCAGCAAAAGACGCATTTGGTGTAGTATATTTCTTACCATTATTGTCGTAATAGCAAAAAGTATAGTTAACCAATACTTGTGTTTCATCACTCATATGTGGAGTTTTAAAGGTTAATAAATAAATGAACTTTTTAATTATACCACAAAGATATATTAAATATTCCGATAAATCAAATGGGTTTGGTAATTATTTTAATAAATTTTTAATTCGTTGTAGATCTTCTTGTTTTTTTAGTTCTCTAGATTCTTTTAAAACCCCACCAAGTTTACTAAAAAAATCAAAAGGGTTTGACTTTTCGGTTGTTGATGTTGTTGTTACATCTTCGTCTTCGTCTTCCATTTCATCATCAGAACTACCATCCTTAGGTTTGTACTCTACTTTACTATTAGGATCAACATCTTTACCTAGTTCATCATCAACATCAGGTAAATCATTTGTTGGTGTGTTCCAATATTTGGTTGCGTATCTTTTACATTTTTGACCTTCAGTTGCCATTTTGTTAGATTGGACCTCACCGTGACCATATACGTTAGATAATGAATATCCAAGATCTTTAATGATCATTAATGCACTTTTACATTGTTTGATTAAAACATCATTATCATTTTTAGCGATAATTTCAACACCTTGAGCCGTTCTATTACTCATATCTGATGGTGCAGATCCTTTATTTGGTGCTACGTGTTGACCAAATGAATTTTTGGGTAATGTTTGAAAAATTTCCCCATCTCTATCGATCACCCATTGGACTCCCAAACCTCTTTTATTTAAAATACCAACAACACCTTGTGGTGTTCCTCTACCTGCGGTGTGGTGAAGTATAAAGTATTTATCATTTTTTAATGGGGATCCCTTACTTTTCATTGTTGCGGATCCTGATATATCCTCAGCACTTAATGATTCCTTTACAACTTTTCTATTAGGCACTTCTGTAGTTGAAAGTTTTTGTTGTAAAACTTTTAGGTGTTCTAATAAAATTATGTCGTTTTTCATATTATTGTTCTAAGTGTGACATTAACACACCACCGATTGACGATGCGTGTACCTGTAAATGATTTATTGCGTTTATATCTAATTTTTTAACATCTTTAGTATATTCGATACCTAATGTTCCAATAAATCTTTCATCAATACTTTTAACCGCAAAAAGATATTCTGATTTACATCCAGTGTCTTCGGCAATGTATTTTAAACCATATGTTGAAATAGATTCATCTTTAAAATCATAGATCTCTATAACATCATTATTTAATAACTGATTGATTGATTTTGAAAATAGATTAACAGGGATGTTATGGAAATTACTTTGTACTGATGTCGCACCTGGACTAACGGTTTCATACATAATTGAAAATTTAGCCATTGATTTACCTGTTGGATAGAAATTACCACCATTGTGGAATTGTGTTACCCATACACGATCAGCCTCAAATTCTTCCCTGATATGTTCTATCTTATAAGTTATTAATTCGCTAACACGAAGAGTTTCTTTAACCATATCTGGTTTCTCTTTTTTACTATCTAATTTACTCTTAATGTAAATTAAAAGGATTGGCCCTATAACACCCGTTATAAAAGCAATTATAATACCTGTAATATTTTCAAACATATAATCAATAAATACTTCATTAAACAAAAAAATAAATTAAATGAACAAAAAAACCCACCTTGTGAGTGGGTTTACATTGTAAATAATAATAAAAATTTAAGCTTCTTTTTTATTGATGATTGACCAGATTGCTCCCGTTAATGTCATAACACCACCTGAGATCTCAGTTAATAATGCCTCATCAACAAGACCTTTCATTAATAAAATACCACCAATAAATGTTAACGAGTGTCTTACCATCCCCATTAATTGATCTTTAGTTAATTTCATAATTTTTGTTTTTAAAAAGTTTATTTATAACAATAAATACCTCAAAAATTGTGAAACTCTTATTTTTCTTTGTGAGTAAAGTAACTATAAACCACATAGACAACCAAACAAAATGGTATTGCTAACGCTAAAATTATTTCTTCTTCCATAACTTATTTTTTATATAAATAACGTAAATATACGTGTTTAAGTGTGGTCTATTAACGATTAATTAGCATCGACCTATTGTTAATTATTATTGGATCTATTATGTGGACCAGCATGGATTCGAACCATGGACCTACGCATTATGAGTGCGGTGCTCTAACCAACTGAGCTACAAGTCCTAAGTAACCAAAAAAGGATTCGAACCAATACGACCGTTTTTAACTCGGCCTCCCCAATAAGATGGGTAGCGTCTACCAATTCCGCCATTTGATTATAAATGTGTGTTTTTAATATCCACAGAACACACAAACTATGCCGACCAACGATTCGGAGAGCTTCCACTCCAATATAGATGTACCCGAAGGTATTTTTTATTTCAACCCATATCTGTAATCTCTGTCTTCGATCCATATCAAGCGCTTGATAGAGGGCCATTCTGTGATCAGGATAGGATTCGAACCTACAATGAGCAACCTTCCTCAACGGAAGGGATCAACACCGATGTCTAATTACACTCCTGACCATAAAAAAGGTCCTGAATTGTCCCTGCATCAACTCAGGAGGACCTTTAAGTTTTACATATATTTGATGTCGTCTATATCCCTCACCGTTATGACTAGAATTCGCTAGCCCGTAGTAACCATCCCCGGTGGGTTTCTACTTTCACACTCCGTCCTTGTCTATTCTACCAATCAAGTGAGTCATGGTTTTTACTACTCGGCGTTCAGTACTGCCCTCAGAACATCTTCATCCCTATCCCCATAGTTACTTGGGTGATCTCACTCGGAAGCTGAGTGTATATTGTGAGATTGTTCAGTATTCTCACAACTTGTGGATTGTATTGCGATCACTTAAGACCCCTTACCCCCTTAATCCATAATGGGGAATCCTTACCTAACCCGTGTAGCCTCCCCCATAGCCTTGAAGCCTTCAAGTCAGGATCACACACCATAACGATCGGATATCTTCGTTAATCGTGGGGTCTTAATTAGAGTATGACGTATGCTCGTCCTGTAGTTGTTTCCATCCGCGGACTCACGGTTCTCTCTAATATTGTTGATAGTGTTGGGATACCCATCTCGTCCCAATCTTAACTGCTTAATTGTAGTTTTACGATGCATCGGCAGGGGGTGCTGAATTCCTGATCCACTCTGGATTGTCGACATCCGTTGAGTGGGGAAAACCACTATCAATATTTTCAAAGAACTTTCTTTTTCTGTTACGGGAGTAGGATTACCATCTCAACTCCTACCCCCGTTTTCTGTCTTACAAATGTATGAATACTTTTCCAATATTCCAAACATTTTTAGATATTATTTTACCAAATATCTGTAGTGTGGTCTTTGGATCTCACCTGATGCGATGATTGTGAACGCCTTCACCGTTTTCTCACCGTCAGTCAATGTTGTGTTAATGTTAACACCGATGTGAGAAGTTTCAACAACAAGTTTCTCTACGATCAAACCTTTTTTCTCAATTCGGTTTGCAAGTTTAACAATAGATCCTTCGTAGTGTAACTCAGCTTTTTTCTCTTCAGCCAACATGAATCCCTCAACACCCATTTTTTTAACTTTTGACACTTGGTCCTGTAATCTAGAGTACTCACGACTTTGTTTAGAGTTGTAAAACCCTCTTGGGAATGACTTGTACTCAGAAAGTCTTCCTTCGTTATAAACCTCTTGTGTCAATCCGAAAAAGTTACACCATTGAAGGTTATCCCAACCTGATCTCACCATAATTGCGTCGAACTGATCTTTTGCCCACTCTTTAGTTTTAGCAATGTACTGAACTTTTAATGTTTCAGTCTCTTTCTTCAAAATGTTTATCAAGTTTTCCATATCTCTCGTTGTTTGTTTAACAAAGATATGGAATTTAATTCAATTGGCAATGAAAATTATTAACTATTTTGTATTCGGAGCGGGAATCGAACCCGCACTCCCTATGGGAACAAGATTTTAAGTCTGGCGTGTCTACCTATTCCACCACCCGAACATACATTATTATTTTGCGGTCCATGCGAGAATCGAACTCGCGGCACCACCGTGACAGGGTGGTATGTTCCCACTACACCAATGGACCAAGTTTTCCCCACCTGAGATTACGATGAGTAGTCATATCGGTTTTTTCCTTTCAAAAAACCTGTTGGGCATCCCCTATGAAAAAAGTCAAGATTACGATGGAGGAGATTCTCATCATCCTTTGTTCCAAAGATGTCCCACTCGCGCCGTAGACATTCTGCGGAATCATTCTTAAAGTCTTGATTCGAAGACTATGAGTATCTCTTACTCATTGAAGTCAGGACAGGACTCGAACCTGCAACGATGCAACCTTTATGACTTCTCGCGTCCAATAGCTTATGGACCGTGGCGTTTTCAGGGTGTGATACCATTTTCACATTACGCATTACCTAACTTACCTATCTACCTTGACAGGGTTGTAGTCGGTACGGGATTCGAACCCGTGTGACAAGGATGAAAACCTTGTATCCTG